GCTCAAAATATTTCTTAAGAAGGAAGCCTACCCGGATGTCAAGCCTCCGCGGCCTATTTCACAAATAAACGGCCCAGATAAGCGTGATTACTCAATGTTCATTTATGCATTTGAGGCCGTTATAAAGCCGCAACCATGGTATGCCTTTAGTAGGCCACCGCGTGAAATAGCTCAGCGTGTGGCAGCCGTGGTTGATAAGGCGAACTTCGCAGTCAATTCTGATTTCAGTAAATGGGATGGTCATGTGTCAAACTTGCTGAGGGAGCTAGAGCAAACGTGCCTGTTGCGGGCCTTTGCTCCCCAGCACCACGCCAAACTGGTTGAACTGTTTCAGTCCCAGTTCGATTTGAGTGCCATTGGAACCTACGGGTCATGGTACAAGTCGGGTTTCGCTAGGGCGTCAGGCTCGCCCGAAACGTCTATCTTGAATAGCATGGATAATGCCTTTGTAGCGTTTATGGCCTTTCGGATGACTAAAGAAAAAGGAATCTTTATTGCACCCGAAGAGGCCTATGCACGATTGGGGATTTATGGCGGTGATGATGGCCTGACGGCCAATATTGACCCAAAGATATATGTCAGTGCCGCCAAGAGCGTCGGCCAGGAGTTGGCCGCCGAACAGGTATGGAGGGGCAAGTTGGGCATAAAGTTTCTAGCCAGAATGTACTCTCCGCATGTTTGGTTCGGTGATTTGAACTCAGTGTCGGACCTGCCTCGTCAGTTGTCCAAGTTTCATGTCACCGTGGCCCTTTCCCCGACGATTACACCAGTTCAGAAGCTGGTGGAGAAGGCCCGTGCTTTTGCGTTGATGGACGCAAATACGCCCTTGTTGGGCGACCTCTGTCGCAAAGCTGTTAGTTTAGGTATTGGAATTTCAACTCCTGATGAGATTAAACGCATCCAACCATGGTTTAGCCAGTTTGAGTTGAGCGTCCAGTATCCTAACGAACCAGCTGACTGGTATCGAGACTATGTGGTAAGTTCTCTACCCGAGTTTGACTCAAAGAGGTTCTTGAGGTGGTTAGAGGACTGTAAAACTGTTGATGATTTACTCAGCCCACCACTTTGTCAAGAGCCTAAGCCCGCCAAACCGGCAGCTCCGGTGGTGGTTGACTCTGAGATTGTCTTACCAGTTGTTCCGACCGGCCCTTTGGAGGAGAAGCCCCATGTTCCTGTAGGTGCTAGGGTCAAAGAGACCCCTCAACAATGCAAGGAGCGCAAACAAGCGCAAGGTACATGGGTTGAAAAACCAGAGAAGAAGGAGTCGTTCGAGGAAATGCGCAAGAGGAAAATAGCGAATGGCACTTGGGTGGAGCGCGAACAGCGCCAGCGCGATGAGCGCCCCAAGACCAAGGACAGGTGGCGCGCCAGGCGCCAGTAGGCCT